CTTTTCATACTCGTTACTACAACCTGATCAGGCTGAACCGGGACTTCCGAAGAGGCCAAGATAGTCTGATACGCCGAAGCTGTAACGCTCACGGCTCTTGTACCGTACATTTCCGCTATCGAAATCACCGTCCATTGAAGTGGAGATGGCAACACGATTGAAGAATTTCGGGCCGTTTGGCACGTCGGTCTTCAAGAACCAAGCGTTGGTGTCGGTCAAGTAGTGGTTGATGCAGTAGCCATCGCGGATGGTGCTGTTATGCACAATCGCGTTGACATCGTTATCAGCCACGCCGGTCTTGAACTGGGAGTTCAGAATGCGGGTAGCAACGAACTGCAAGTTGGTCGGGATGATCAACTTGACAGGTTGTGCTGCAACCAGCAGACCGCGCTCGTCGGTCCAGTTGGAAATCTGAATTGTGGCATCTTCAAGAGATGTCTCGTTCAGATCAGTGGCAGTCGCCGGACGGTTGGAGAGGTTCGCACCATTCACAATGGAGTGAGAGGTGGAGAACAACTGGTCGCCGTCGCCGGACAGATAGCCGGTAGTCGCTGTGAAGCCTGTGTTGAACGGCACCATAGCTTTTACCTGCTTGGTGTAGTTCATGGCACGGGCCAGAGCTTTGGTGTACCGCGAAGACAGACTGTCATACAGGTTATCTTCCATCGCTTCTTCAGTGATGGAAAATCCCATAGCAATCGTTTCGTGGTCGTACCGTTGAGAGAAGCTCTCTTGCGCGGTGTCATAAGCAAGGTTTCCACCTTCCTTTTTGACAGGGGCCGCACCAAATCCGGAGAGTTTTGTCTCCTCTTCAAAGCTTCGTTCTGAGCTTTCCATATCGTAGATTTCGGTATGCTCATCTTGGTACTTGTCGTACTCAAGTCCAAACAAGGCGTTCAAGCCCGGCAGGAGTTCCTTGAGTAGTTGGGCGCGTGAAATACTAGCCATTGCTCAATGCTCCTTATGTGCCAAGAGCGAGATCGTACTGATGGATATCAGCATTCCACATGACAATCATGTCTGTGAAAGCATCGCCAACAGAACTGTCGGGACCGTCAACGAAGTCAACGGAGCGGAACGGGAAGGTGCCGGTTGTTGCTGGAGTAGTGGCTTCCAGAGACAGGACAGACTTTCCGAAGTTTGTGTTGCCAGCCACATATGTGCTGACTTCAGCGTTAAGGCCCAGCATCACTTGGGTCCAAGAACCTTCGCCCTGAACTTGGAACAACTGACGCGGATCGTCTGCGACGTGTGCCAAAATGTCCGTAGCTGAAGTGGACGCAGTCCACATCTGTGCGAACAGCTTGTAGTTCAAAGTAGGGTCGGTGAAACTGCAACCTTGAAACACGCCGATAGGGCGTGAAGAAGTTGCAGTAGTTTCGATTTCGATGGTACCGGCTGCGGCGAGAGTTACGATATCTCCATGAAAAATGGATGTGCCGTAGCTGTTCGTCATCTTGAGTTGGCGAAACGAGCCATTCTCAATTCCGCCGAGGCGGTTTACCGGAACGAAACCATAAGGGGCTGCTGTAGCTGCCATCTTATTTGCTCCTGTGCAAAGTTAGACAAAATGCCCCACACATCAGAATTAACGTGTGCGACCAGCGCCAAACGTCACCGTGGAAGAATGTTCTGTTTCCAGAAGCGGCATCCTTGGATCGTTTTCGCGCATGAAATTTTGATCCACGCTTGCTGCCTGTTGGTTCGATTTTTTCTGATAATACTCCTCGCGACTTATCATCAGTTCTGTCGAACACTTACAAAGCATCAGACCACCGATAACAACATTACCTTTGTAGGTCGTGTCGGTATCTGACATGATCATGAGTTCCGGATGGTCTTCGGCCTGACAAGGCTCCCAGCCTTCCCGGTACCGCATAGAGACATTCCGATTGTCAGCATCACCCAACATGGATGTGCGGACCCAACGAAATTCATAACCGTCTTGCGGGATGGGATCAGGAAGATTTGAAGGTGGCCGATATTCGGTTACCCGGTCTTCAGTTTCGCGTGTCTCATTGTCTCGCGCTGTTGGCGCGGTGCGCGTCTTTCTAGTCATCTGCCTTTTGCTCCTTTAATACTTGAGCGGCATACTGCTTGTTTGATAACCCAAGGCGCTTTGCGAGAGAGACTTGGGTGGAGGTTAGCTGCACTTTGCGCGGGGTTTTACCGCCCCGTGACGGCCCACCAACAGGTGGAGCTTTTTTCTTTCGCGTCACAGCGGGTGGCTCATTATCCACCTCACCTCCTAAGTCCGCGCTAGAAAATTTATCAGGGAATACTGCTTTCATTCCCTCGTCTATTTTTGTGTAATATTCCTCATGCATTTGAGGATTATAACCTTGGCTGATCAGCTTCTGATGAAGTCCAATGGCGTAGCCGGTCATATCTTCGGTACCCTTGCCCTGAAACCATCCGTTCTCGCGCAGCCAGCGCGTTGCACGGGGGTCCGGGGTGCCGGGGTTGTTGGGTGCTGGCCGCATGACTTCCTGCTCCGCAGGAGCCGGGGCGCGTCGGGGGGCGTTCGCCCGTTCCGCATGAAGTACAGAAAGCTTCTCTTGTGCTTCCAGCAGGGCATCGGTCTCGCCGCCCTCGTATGCTTCCTTGAACTCACCACGGGCTTTTTCAAGCTCCGCATCGTTCCGCGCACTGTATTGCTCGACCATGATACTGTTGCTGTTCTGAAGGCTTTTCTTCAGGGCAGCGTTGTCGCGCGAGACACTTTCAGCATAACGACCGGCTTCGTCGGCCTGACGCTGGGCGGTCTCTTTCTGTCGGCGCTCTTCGTGAAATTCAAACTTTACGGCTTTGATCCGCTTTCGGGCGTTTTCCGAATAGTCTTTGATTTCGTTTTCAAAATCGTCACTATCAGGATCAACGCGATCAGCAGCCGGACGAGCAGTTCTGATATCTTCTTCCGGAACGTCATCAAGGATTTCAACTTCTACATCGTCCAACGTGTCATCAGCGGGGACGGGAAGCTCATCGGGGTCTTCAAACTCTTGCTTCTGTGCAACTGCCATCATGCCCTCGTATATCCGCGTGGATCATCCACGACTGCTTGGACGGTGTCATCATTAATCAGGCGGAACTCTTTGTCAAAGATGCGAAACCGCACACCCTTGTAAGCGCCGATCAAAACGAAGTCGCCTTTTTTACACCACGGTGTTTCACCAAATCGTTCGGTGTCACCGTAACACTGGTCACCCATTTCAAGGACCAGACCCACCACCGTCGAAGTTTGTTCGATGGATTTTGTGCTGTCGGCCTTGATGATGCCGCCGTCTGTTTTTTCCTGCACCTCCGGGATGGCGATCAAAATGCGCCACCCTTTCGGTTGAGGTAACGGGTTTGGTGCCGGTAGCTCGACCGGCTTCTTGGCTTGCATCGGTGCGCCACCCAAACCAACAAGTTTTGGTTTTTCAGGTATCTGCACCTTTTTCGCGGTCTTGGTACTCATGTATCTAACTTCTCCCGCTCTGCGATCTCATCCAGAATATCCAAGATACTCCGTTCCGCCATTGCCAGACCTTCAATAATTCCCGCGTGTCTGGCATAGCTTACTGCGATCTTGCTGGCGTTCTCTTCCGATAAACACCCGCCTGTTGCTACAATATCCGCCATCTCATTCATGTCCCGGCGGATGCGCTCCCGTACTGTGTCCAGAATATTATCGGCCAATGTTCAAGCCTACAAGCTTTTTATTCATCTTTGTTCCCTTTTTGTTCCCCACCATCATTCGATGATGTGGTATTCGCAAATGCAGCAGCAGCATTTTTCGTGTCCCGCAACCGCTCATTTCGCAAGCGGCCCTGCTCTGCATCTGCCATCTGGTCATTGCGTCGTAAGTTGACGCCTTCCCGCGTATCTGACTGGGCAGCTTGTGATGCGATGCGCTCACGTTCGATCTCATCGTCCACAATACCCATTGCCACGTCGGCACCGATCCGGGTGCCAGCGACCTTCTCTTGAGACTTGATGCGCTCCAGTTCGATCTCCAGCCGCTTGAGTTCGATCTGTTGGGCCAGTTGATCTTTCTTGATGCCGATACCGATCTTGGTGCCTTCGATCTTCTCTTTCGACGCGATCTGTTGCATCCCGACCTCGCCCTTGATCATGTCGGCTTTGCCCTTGCGCTCGACCTCTTTGGCCTTGGTCTCTGCGTCCAGCTTCTGGATTTGCAGGACCGGATCGTTCTGCTCTTCGGCATTCTTCTTGGCCTTGGCTTCGGCCAAATCTTTTTGCAGCACCTTGTCGGCGGCGTCCGCGATCAGCTTGGACAGATAGACCTCTGTCTCTGCTGGCAGGTCCGCGTCGAACTCTGGCATCGGAACGCCAAGCTGCTTTTCGATCTCACGACGATACTGGAAGGCCACATGCTCTTGAATGTGAGCCGCCCCCGCCGCCGCGATAGCCGGTGCAGAGGGGGATTGTCCAATGATCTCCATGATCTTGGGGTCTTGTGACGCGGCCATGTGGACGCGGATGTGACTTTCATGATCCTGATGCAGATGTGCCTTGATCGGCTTGCCGGTCATGATGGCCATGTTTTCGGCCACCGGGTCCATCGGTTTCATCTCATCATCAACCGGGATCAGCTTATCGACATTCTCTTCACCCATCGCGACCAGCGCCGACCTGTGTAATTCTTTTTTGTCGTAGATTTCCGGAGCGCCCAGCGACATCTGCTGGATGGCCTGATGACGCATGATGCGGTGGGCCATTGTCGAGGCGTTGGGGTTGGCGACCGGCAGGATATCGACGCGGTCGTCATAATCCTTGGTCCGGGTTGCACCATCTTCAACTTCGTATTCGTACTCTGCCGGGGCAAAATTCTTGATCAAAGACGCCAGAAGCCGGAACTCCTGCTTCATGGCAGCGAAGATACGGGCGTTGACGCCGCTCATGACCTTCATGCCGCGCTCAAGGATGGCCAACGTCGTGCCGACCGGTGCCTGAGAGTTCATATCGGAGATTTTCAGGTCGGCAATGGACGCGATGTTCCTGCCTTCCTCTACAATACTGCCCAGCAACTGATAAAGCACGGCTGATGGCTCTTTGTAGGGCACGAAAGTGATATTATCCTTGATGCTGCCGCCCGGTACGTCCACATCACGAAATTCGCCGGGCCGCAGGGGCGAATTGTCGCCCTTGATCCGCAATCCACGGGATTTCAGACCGGCTGGCAGGTTGGACAGGGTACCGGCGTCCACCAACTGGCGTAAAACTGACGTTGCCGACTTGGCGATGCCGCCCAACAGGTGGGTCAGGCCGATCCCGTAAAAACCCAGACCGGGCAGATAAGGATAATGGATGAAAAATTCGTTTTTCAGCTTTAATTCGTCTTCTTCGTCCCAGTTCCGGTAGATGGACAGCACCGTGTCGCTGCTTTTTTCGATGGTGACAATGTACGGCAGGGCGATGCCTGTGGGTTCGCCGTCGTCGTCCAAATCTTCGAAGCCGGGGATGTCATATTCGACGTGCATCTCCAACAGTGTGTGCCGGTCGTCTTTTTCTGCGTTGGGTGTTGTCCCTGACGCCTTGTCTTCGGCCTTGTCCACGTCGGTGTATTCAATGGATGGTTTGGGGACATCAACATCACGGTATCGCCCGGACACTTGCGCCTTGCGCAAATCGTTGGGGAACTCTTTCATGACGTGGGTGATGCGCGGACAGGTCAACAGGGATGTTGTGCCGTAAGCAACAACGAGATCGTCGGCCATAACAAAACGGGCAGTCGGTCGGCCTACGCCTTCATCATAATAAAGCTTCTTGAATACTGACCCGGCAATGCCAAGGTGGAATAGCGTTTGTTCATGTTCGCTGCGGTAGTCGGGGATGACTTCCGTGGTGTAATAGTTCATGTCGTGCTTGACCCGCGCGATCTGTTTTTCGCGGTCCCGGTTCAGCTTGCCGATCATGTTGACCATCACCGGCCCCTTGGCCGGGAAGGTCTCTGTCATGGCGTCGGCCTGAAACTTGATCACGGCCTCTGTCAAAATCGGGTGGAACACACCGGAAGCACCAGCCCACGGCTGGGTCCGGTTCTCAATGTTCAAGCCCATCAGGGCCAGACCTTTGGTGTAAGCCTTCTCCCAAGGCTCACGGGTCAGTTTGTCGTCTTTGAAACTTTCGACCAGTTCACTGGCCATCTTCGTGAGGATCGTGTCATCAAGGACTTCTGCAAGATTTGCTTGATGATCATCGCCGTCAGTATCGTCACCAGCATCAGGATCAAAATCAACGACCACAGAGCCGTCATCACCTGTCTCTTCACCCACCAGTTCAAAGTTAGCGTCGTCGGGAAGTCCGATTTCAATTTCTTCGCCTTCCTCAATGTCGAGGTCAGAAGGTATAATTGCTTTATCAATAGCCATGATGACCCCTAATAATATTCATATTTTTTAGCTGGCAGTACTTCTCTATCGTCTTCTTCTTCATCCTGCAAACTCTGAATGAAGCCGCCTTGACGATACCGAAGCAGCGCCTGTGTCGAGCTATCAACATAATCGTCGTGTTCGCCAGCCGGAAATTCCGCAAATTCTTCGATAACTTCTTCAGCCCAGCGATGCTCTGTCGCCCATATTACACCAGAATAGAACAAATCGGAAACGGCATTTACACGGGCGATCTTGTCGTTGCCCCGGCTTGGGGTAAATTCGCTGACCGGGATGCCCATTTCCCGGAGTTCGTAGATCAGGGGTGCGCCGGATGCTCTCTTCTCCACGATCAGGGCTTCCGGATCCCACTTGTTATACAT